AAAGTGTATGGAGATAAGACACAAACCGAAACAACAATTACCTTTAACCATGAAAACGCTTTGAAGGAACTTAAATAATGAGTCCTGAAGAGCGAGAAATACGACAAAAACTCAAAGATGATTTTCCTCATTATGCAACAAAGTGCTTAAAAATAAGAACGAAGGAGGGGAGAATTGAGCCATTTGTTCTTAATAAAGCTCAGCTATACCTCCATGAAAAGGCCGAAAGACAAAGAGGCGAAACCGGTAAAATAAGAATTATCGTTTTAAAAGGGCGCCAACAAGGGTGCTCAACGTATATCGGCGGTCGATTTTATAACAAAACATCCCACCAGTTTGGAATACAAACATTTATATTGACGCATGCCATGGATGCGACAAATAACCTTTTCAAAATGGCAAAGCGTTATCACGATTACATGCCAGAAATTGTCAAGCCTCAATCTTCAACCAATAACAGCAAGGAGCTAATTTTTGGACTACTGGACAGTGGTTATAAAATAGGGACTGCTGAAAACAAGTCAGTTGGTCGCTCTTCAACTATTCAATACTTCCATGGTAGCGAGGTGGCCTTTTGGCAAAATGCGGCAGAGCATGCCAAAGGGATAATGCAGACAATTCCCGACGCATCAGGAACTGAAGTCTTTCTTGAATCAACAGCCAATGGCGTTGGTAATTACTTTCACCAGCAATGGCAGAAAGCAGAGGCTGGATTATCAGATTTCATAGCTGTTTTTATTCCATGGTTTTGGCAAGAAGAGTATTCAAGGGCTGTCGATGAAACATTTGAACCGACTCTTGAAGAAATAGAACTACAACAATTATATGGACTTTCGAATGAGCAATTAGCCTGGCGTAGGGCGAAGATAGTTGATTTGTCAATAAACGGCATGGATGGCGCCAAAGCCTTTAAGCAAGAATATCCTTGCACTGCCGCAGAAGCCTTTCAAACAACAGGCGAAGACACTTATATTTCCCCTGACTTGGTCATGAGAGCCAGGAAGGCCGTAGATATTGAGCCTTATGGTTCTCTAGTTGTTGGAGTAGACCCGGCTCGATATGGGGACGATCGTTCATCAATCATTAGAAGACGCGGCCGCGTTGCATATGGACTAGAAAGTCATGTCAAAAAAAACACAATGGAAATTGCAGGGATAGTTCATTTAATCATTATAAATGAAAATCCAGACAAGGTTCTCATTGATATAGGCGGCTTGGGGGCTGGCGTATATGATAGGTTAGTTGAGTTAGGGCATGGGGATATTGTTGTCCCCGTGAATGCCGGCTCATCGCCTTTGGATGGGAAAAAATATTTCAATAAAAGAGCAGAAATGTGGGGAACTGGCCTTGAATGGTTGGCTGATGAACCTTGCCAAATACCTGATTCAGATTCTCTGCACGCAGATTTAACCGCACCAAAATATAAGTTCGATTCTAATTCACGTCTACAGATTGAAAAAAAAGAAGAAATGAAAAAAAGAGGCATTCGTTCGCCTGACGAAGGGGACGCCTTTTGTTTAACGTTTGCTTTGCCCGATAGTGCCCTAAATAAAACAAAACAGAACACTGGTAATAGCGTCATGTCCACTCTCGCACAGAACATGCGACGCCAGTCTCAACTAAGGAATACTCGCTATGGCTCAAACCTCTAGAAATCTAACTACTAAGCTGGAAAGTATTAAAAATAATGTGAAGCAGTCTTATGACTACTTTAAGAAAAACTATAAGCGTTATCACGAATTTAGGCGTTTCCTTTATTTAACGACGCTTACAGATAATGACATTACGAATGCTACAGAGCTGCAGTTGCCACAAGAAGAGTTTAACTTAGTTGAGGCGTATGTAAGCCGATTATGCGGCGAGTTCTCAAAAATGGATCCAGCCTTCACAGTCAGGGCTATCGAGGCCGTTAAATTAGTTAATCCCGAAGTTATCGAAGTTGTAGAAGGGCACATGAAAGCAGCCTTCAAAGGGGCTGATAAAGATTCCCTTGCATATAGGCTTTATAAACACACTATTAGCGGAGGCTTTTCTGTAGCAAAAGTTTACACCGACTATTCTTCACCAATGTCATTTGACCAAAAAATTTGTGTAGATATGGTTTTTGACCCCACCTTATGCGGTTTTGACCCCTTAGCGAGGAAATCACACAAGGGTGATGGTCGTTACGCTTATGAACTTTTCCCCAAATGCGCGGATGAGGCTAAAGCAATCTATGGTAGTGATATCCTGAAAGGCGTTAGCTTCACCAGAGACCCAAACTTTTCATCATTTAACTGGTCATATCGAAATCAGCATGAAGACATCATGATGTTTTGCGAATATTTCGAAATCGTTAAGAAAAAAGAAAAAATCGTTAAACTGGCAAACGGACATGTATTGCCGCTAAAAAGCTATGAGAAATTTCTCAATTTATATAAAGAAATCGGAGGAGTTGAGCAGCCACCTATTATTATCAAACAACGTGAAACAGAAATTGAATCGATAGAACTTGTGACATTAACCCAAGGCAAAATAATCGATAGGCAAAAGACTGATTACAGCATGCTGCCTTTAGTTTTCTTTGATGGTAATTCGGAAGTATTAAGAGAAAACGACCAATCCCCAGCACAGCAAGTAACTCGTCCATATATCTATAACGCAAAGGGCGCGCAACGATTAAAAAACTACTCAGGTCAGTCTTTAATTAATGAAATCGAGAACATTCCACAGCATCGCTGGATGGCTTCTGTAGAAGGTATACCTGATAACGATGATTATCAATTGGCCTATACACAGCCTCAGAAAGCATCGATTCTTCTCTATAATGCATTCTTGGATAACGATACAAGTAAGTTACTACCCGCACCACAGGCCGTTCCTCGTGTACCAATCCCACGTGAAATACCAGAAACCTTTGGTATGGCAGATAATTTGATTCAATCAATCCTAGGTTCTTATGATGCCGCTATAGGTGTGAATGAAAATGACATCTCAGGTATTGCAATCATGCAAGGTGCGATGCACTCCAATGCAGCTGCAATGCCTTATACAGTGGGATTTATTGACGGCTGGAACCGATGTGGTGAAATTTATCTCAATTTGCTGCCAAAATATTATGTTACTCCTCGTAGCATTCCGATTATCAAGAAAGATGGAAAGCGTGAATTCTATGAAATCAATAAGCCAGGCAACGTTTTCTTTGATTACGATACGACAGCTCTCGAGGTAACCGTTGAGGCAGGCGTCAATTTTGCCGTACAAAAACAGATTGCATTAAAAACAATTATTGCTTTGATGCAAGCTTCTCCATTATTTGCTCAATTCATGAACGAAGACGGCTTGGAAGTACTCCTTGACAACATTGATATCAAAGGCATTGACCGCTTGAAAGTCATGGCAACGCAATTTATGAAGAAGACTAAAGCCGCGCAGCAACAAGCTCAAGAGCAAGCAGCAAATCAACCTTCGCCATTAGAACTTGCAGTGAAAGAACTTCAAATAGAAGAAGATAAGATTGCTCAGAAACGCGAGGAAGCTCAAATCAAGTCGCATACAAATCTTGCAATGAATGCTGCAGATAATGCTGAAAAGAGCAAAGAAGCTGATATCAAGTTCTTGGAGGTTATGGCCAAGGTACAAAACCAAGAAGTTGAGAATGCGCTGCAGCAAGAGAAAGTTGACGCTGAAAATGCAAGAAGCACACTCATGGCAGTAATGGAAGTGGATAAACACATCCAAGAAAAGGGGAAGTCAAATCAAAATGAAATTACTGAAAGAGATAGTTCTATGGATTCTCCTGAATTGGAAGGTGAAAAAAAGCCAAGAAAGAAAAATAAGAAAAGCACATAAAATCGGTAATATTGCACGCAAATGCATTAAACGTGCAGTTAAAATGCAAAAACTGGCAAAACAAAAAGGAATGTAATAGAATGAAATCAATGAATAAAGGCTTACTGGCAGCCTATAACCAGGTTTCCCATCTTACTGGCAGAGTAAAACCAGGCTACTACGTTCACGACGGCAAAAGTGAGATTGCAAATGACTAATGATGATGCAGCTTTAGAAGTTGAAAATGCTGACTCTGCCGTCGAAGGACAGCAAGAGAAAATGCTTCCGCAGTCACGCGTCGAAGAGCTGGTTCGAAAAGCCAAATTGAAAGGACGTGACAGCATGCAAGAAGAGCTTGAGGCTTTAAAGCGCGAAAATGAAGAATTGAAAACCAAATCTTCTGGAATGGGCGGAATGCCTGCACCAGTAGATACTGAGGCATTGCGAAAGCAAGTCATGCAGGATTTGGTTTCTGAGTTCCAAGCTCGCGATGAAAAAGTACAGCAAGAGAATTTGCAAAAGGAAGCAGAGCGGTTAGCCAACGAATACCATGGCAAAATCTCCGGTGGCAAAGAGCAATTTGAAGATTTTGACGAGGTAATGGCGGATTTTAACCCGCAAGCATTTCCAGAAATTGTTTTGATGGCAACACAAGCGGATAACACAGCGGCCATTATGTATGACCTTGCTAAAAATCCGCAGAAATTGGCGCAAATTGCCTTATATGCTGAGCGTGACCCGCGTTATGCGCAATTGCTTGTCAATAAGTTAAGCACGTCAATAAAAGCCAATGAACAAGCTAAAGCACAAGAGAAGAACGTTAATGCACCGCTTAGTCGCTTGCAGTCTTCCCCAACGGGGCAAGACAGCGGCGATCTCGATATCAGGGACTTTAAACGAATGTTTAGAGGATAACCCTAAGAAGGCGCGCCGCGTCTTGTCCGAAAGCAAAAACTTTTGGAGAAGAACATGGCGCTGCCAAATAATATTTTACAGAATGTCATCACCTACAATAAAGCCGACTTAGCTTACTTACAAAACTCGAACTGCTTTATTGCAACTGCTAATAAAAAATACAAAGATTTCCAAAAAGCGAATCCTGCTAACCTTGGCGATACAATTTCATTTGATAAACCTCCTCGTTTTACTGCTAACGACGGATTGGTTGTTAATTTCCAAGGCGTAGAACAAAGAGTTCAAAACCTAGTTGTTGATAAATCAAAAAACGTTCCAATCGCTTTAACTGCGCAACAAATGATTTTCAACGTTGAAGATTATATGGAGCGCTTTGGTAAAGGTGCTGTTGAAGAATTGGGCGCGGTAGTAGAGGCAGATGTTGCTGATGTATGTGTAACGGCTCCTTATCGTTTCTATGGCGATGGCGTCACACCAATCAATTCATTTGGACAGCTCGCAGAGGGCTTAGCTCTTTTTAGAAATTTTGGCGCCGCAAAGTTTAGTACTAAGGGTTATTTATCCGATATCGTCGTGCCAACCATCGTTAACTCAGGTCTAAACCAGTTTGCACAAAACCGTAACAACGATATGGCAAACTCTTGGGAACTTGGTAGCTTTTCAAAATGCGAATGGTATGAAAGTAACTTGTTACCTATCCATATCGCAGGTACCGAAGGTCAAGCGGGCTCTACATTAACCGTTGTTAGTGTGACTACAAATTCTGACGGGGCTGTTACCGCAATTACCTTTAGCGGAACAGACCAGGCATCAGATGCAGATTCCATCAAGCAATACGATAAATTCCAATTTCTGGATAATGTTGCTGGTCAAGCGAATATTCGCTTTAGAACGTTCATTGGTCATATTCCTTCAGCCGTTCCTGTTCAATTTAAAGCAACTGCTGATGCTCAAAGTACCGCCGGTTCGCAAGTTACAGTGACGATTGACCCTCCTTTGCAATCTGCAGCTGGCAAAAACCAAAACATCACTCGCTCTATTACAGCGGGCATGCAAGTAAAAGTACTGCCTTCCCATAGAGCCGGAATGATTCAGTCAGGTGACCAATTCTATCTGGCGATGCCAACGCTACCTGACCAAGACCCATTCACCACAGCTGTAGCAACTGACCCTGATACTGGCGCAAGTCTACGTATGTACACAGGTACATTATTCGGACAAAACCAACAGGGTACGGTACATGACTGTATTTGGGGTAAGACTCAGGTATCAGATAACGCCATGTCTGTAATTTTCCCATTATAAGGAATTCAAGATGACAGTTAATATTCCAATAGTAAACGCAGGCCTGTTATACGTTAACGGGCTGCAATTGGCTCGCGCCTCAAATACAACTTTGACTGTTCAAGCAGGTCAAGCTCGTGACAGCTCAAATGTGAATGACATTATCATTGATAGCGCCGTTACCATTAATGGTGCCGCTAATGGTTTTAACCGCTTAGATACAGGTTCGCTGGCAAATAACACCTGGTACGCAGTCTATGCAATCGGTGATTCTACCCAGAACAATCCTGCTGGTTGCCAGATTTCTGCCAATACTTCACAGCCTTTGCTTCCTGATGGCTACGATATGTATCGCCGAATCGGTTGGACGCTCACTGATGGTTCTGCTCATTTCCTTCAATTTTATCAATACGGCTCCGATGAAAAGAGAAACTATTGGTGGGATGTTGGTATTAGCGAGCTTTCAGGCGGAGCAGCAACGACTTTCACAGCTATCAATTTGCTTAGCTCAGTACCTCCAATTGCCACAAATGTTCGTTTTGACATCACCTTTACACCTGATGGCGCAACAGAATTGGCTGAATTCAGACCAACTGGCTCTACTGCAACCAACGGTGTCGTCCGTTTTGGATGTGGTGTTGCAGCAGCTCAAGTTGGTTCAATTGTCGTTCCTTGCCAATTGGTTACAGGTGCTCCAAGCGTTGATTATAAAGTAGCTTCAGGTGATACATTGACCCTGTTGACTACTGGCTTTGATGATTTCCTATAAGGAGTAAATCATGGTCTCTACGGTTAATGAACTGATTGTTGAATCTTATTATGCAAGCGGGATTGTTAGCCGTGAATTTGAAACTGTTTCAGGCTCTCAGATTGCTGGGGGCTTGAAGTTTTTGAATGCCATTATTGGCGATAAGGCGATACAAACCAAATTATTGCCCTATGCTGATAAATATACCTTTAATGCTCAAGCAGGCGTTGAAGAGTACTTCATCCCGAATTTAGTGGGAATAGATACGTTTGTCTTCTATATTCAAGGCTTGCGTTATGAGACAAATAACCAGCAGCGAAAACAATATTTCGGTTCATTTAGGCCTACTAATATACAAAGCTTGCCTTTTAACTGGCATGCAGAACGCACTTTAAACGGAACAAATTTATTTTTGTTCTTTATTCCAGACCAGAATTACCCGCTTGAAATATGGGGTAATTTTAAAATTAGTTCTGTTACGCAGTTTCAAGATTTAAGCCTGACAATGGAGCAGTTTTATATCAATTTGCTTCATTACGAGCTTACCGCACGCTTGTGCAAAGAAAATAACTACATTATTCCTCAGGATATTAAAGACCAATTGCAAAGTTATTACGACGCAATAAGTGGTCAATCAAATACCATTGATTTGCGCATGCAAAAGTGGTCGGCCTTTAGAAAGGGTGGCGCAATCAATTACGCCTATGTCAATGTGAGTGGCGGCTGGACTCCTGGCGGAGGTGATTAATTCATGCCTATTACTGTCGGTGGGGTAGAAGTTCCAGTTCGAATAGTTGGTTCCTCAGTTTTTGGGGTTCATCCAATTATTTCATCTGAACGAACATATAACATGTTTGTAAGCGATAATTGGTTGATTAATTTCGCTGGCTGGAGAACTGCGTTAGAGCTTTTATCCAGTGGTGTAGAAGGGCGAGGGCTATTTCATTCAATTCGAGGTAATTTTTTAATTGTTGTAGCAGGCGCAAACGTCTACCGCATCGATATGATTACTGGCGCGCCATCTATTGTTGGTAACCTAGGAAACTCAACGGGCGAAGTCTTTATTGATGAAAATTTAGCCTCTCAAATTGGTATTGTAGCTACTCCAGAGCTTTGGATTTATAACTATTCAACCAACAGCTTTGGTCAGCCTTCGTCAATAACATCAAACACAGATTTGATACCAAATTACATTACTTATCAGAATACTCATTTCATAATTGGGAACGGCATTAAAACGGCTGCCGGTTCACAATGGTTTGTTTATCAGCCAACTACGCCTGTAACTACCGGCTACGAATTGACGCTTGTTTCAACTTTAACACTGCAAACAAAGCCTGATTATGCTTTAGCAGCAATTAGAATTCCTGGCGCGGGTAATAACTTGCTTCTACTTGGCTCGAGTGTAGGCGAAATCTGGCAAGACATTGGCGGTGCTACTGTTTATCGTCGTAATGCCACGTTGAATATAGACTATGGAACCGTGAGTGTTTCAACGATCGCAGCTAACGAAACCATGATTGCATGGCTTTCTATCAATGAGAAATCAGCGCCATCAATTATGTATATGACAGGTGGTCAGGCTCAGCGTATCTCAACCGATGGCATAGATAAGCTTTTAGCAAAAGTACTTCATCCAGAAGATTCGACTGCATTCTTTTACCGACAAGACGGACATTTATTCTATGTATGTACCTTTTTTAATCCTGAAGACAATTTCACCATTACTCATGATTTCACTACTAATCGGAATTATGACCTAACAGATTGGAATTTTAATTGCCATCCAGCAAGGCAGGTCGCTTACTTCCAAGGCAGAACTTACTTTGTCAGCCTGAAAGATGGTCGATTGTATGAATTAAGCTCAAATCTTAACGATTATACGGATGAAGAGGCTAATTTAGTTTATCAAATTCCTCGAGTTCGTATTTGTGATACTCAACGTGTCATGAAAGAAGGAATGGCTCGCCCAGAAAAGTTTATTGTGAATCTTTTCACATTCACTTTAGAGAATGGCACAGAGCCAAACGTGACTTATGTTAATGATTGCGTTGGTTACATCCTTACTGAACAAGACGACGACATCATTTATACCGAAGATGACTTGCCAATTCTCGTTGAAGGTGGCTATTGCGGCATTTATAAGCCACGAATTGATTTTACCTTTTCCAAGTCCGGCGGTGAAACATTCAGCAATGCTGTTCCTTATTACATGCATAAAACAGCTGATTACAACTGCCAGCCACGATTTTCCCAATTAGGTGAGTGCAATCAATTTACCCCACAACTTCGATTCTGGGGTTTATGGCGTTTCGTAGTGAACAACGGCTGTCTGGAGGTTCGTCAATGAATATTCCTGTGTTTCAAAACGTTCTATTTGTTCAAGCAGACGGCTACTTAACGGCTTCAATGCAAATTTACTTTGATGATTTGATTCAAACATTGAATGAAGGTTTGGCGGATTCCGGCTGGGAAGCACCAATAAATACAACAGCTCAAATAGCTGCGGCTGAGCCTAATAAGCCAATCGGTACTTTCTGGTTTAACAGTAATTTAGCAAAGCTTCAGGTCAAAACGGCACCTGGAGTAATAGAAACAATTCAAAGCGTGTAAGGGGCTTTCATGAGCATATTAAGTGAATATCTAAAAGGCGGTAAAAACCCTGCAAACGCAGCGATGCCATATTTAAACCAGATTCCACAAGTTGGAATTAATTCCTATGCGCCTTTTATTAATGAAGGCAAAACCGCAGGCAATAGATTATCTGGTGAATATGAAAAGCTTCTTGCTGACCCGTCTGCGTTTATTGATGCATTGATGCAAAAATATGAGCCTTCTCAAGGTTATCAATTTAAAAAAGACTTGCTATCGCGTGAGGTTGGAAATACTGCAGCCGCGGGCGGTATAGCCGGAACTCCTTATCACCAACAACAAGAAGGCGAGCTCGTTAACAACCTTCTTTCTGAAGACATGCAAACATTTCTTAAAAATGTTTTGGGTCTTTACGGAACAGGTCTTCAAGGTGAAGGTGACATCTATAACAAAGGATTTAGTGCATCAGAGGCGCTCGCAAGTCTTTTAGGTTCTAACTTATCTCAGCAAGGTTCTTTGGCTTTTCAAGGTCAATCTCAAAAGAACGCAAATCGCTCTGCAATGATAAATTCCTTTGCAAAATTACTAGCCACAGGCGCAGGAGCTGCCGCAGGTGGGGGCTTTGGTGTAGGTGGTAACTTAACTTCAGACATGTTTGGAGGTGGCTAATATGGCACTTCAAATTATTGATTACAGCAAAATCCCTGCTAAAAGCCCTGATTTATCTGGTCTAACTGATATTTTTGAAAATGCTTTGAAGGGTTATAAGATTGCTAAAGAGCCAGAGAAGATGGGGCAAGAAGAAGAACAAAGAAGATTAATTAACGCATTTAAACAATTAAAGCTTCAGCAAGAACCAGAAAGGTTTAGAGCTGAAATGCAAGGTTCAAGTTTATCTAATAAATTAAAAAACTTGCAGATTATTGCTGCCAATATGGAAGTAGATCCTAACGCTAAATTAGCTTATATAAATGCGTTAACCAATGCGTTAGGCGGAAGTGCTGCTGCAAATACTGGTAATAATTCATTTAATTTGAAAGATGCTTTAATTAAAAAGGCATTGGGTATTCCATTAAACTCAGAAACGCCTGAACAAAAAAAGCAGCGTGCAATTGATGTGGCGATTGCTAAAGATGAACAAAAATTACGCTCTAAAGATATTCATAACTTAGAGCAAAATATCCCGGAAGCAAATAATTATCTAAGCAAAATAGATAAAGCCATTGATATCATTAATCAAGATAAAGCGAATAAATGGTTTGGTCCTGGTGTCCTGGGTTTTAAAGGTTTGGGAGGGTCTGTAGCTCGTAAAAGAGGAATTAAAGACCAGGACTATGGAACATTAGAGAGTATTTTTGGAGATTTGGTTGGTGAAAAAGCGAAATCTCTATCTGCAGGTAATAAGGTTCTTGCAACTGCATTAAACCTTGCCGGAGAAATTAAACCAAACTTTGATGAAAATTTACCAATTGTAAAAGGGAAATTAAATCAAATTAGAGACGAACTTGTTAAGTCGTTAGAAAGACAGACCGGTTTTTATAAAAATCAGGGTGGTAGAAACGAAAGTATACTTAATTCACGTCAAGAAACGTCTTCTAACTCTCTAGTTCAAATAAGAAGTCCAGATGGAAAAATAAAACTTATTCCTCAGTCAGCTGTAGCTGCTGCTTTAAAAGCAGGAGGTAAACGTGCCTGAATTTAATTGGGATCAATATGAAGATGTGCCAGAAACTTTTGATTGGGATAAATATCAAGATGCAGAAACTTCTGAATCACCCACTCAATCTAAAGGTTTCTCTGGAATATTAGAGGACTTGGGGACTTCTGCAAGAAATATTCCAGATGAAGCGCTTCAATTATTTTCGGACGCGTTAAAGGAGTCATATAAAAGTGGTAAGCAGCTTATTTCTGAACCGTTTAAATCTCCACCAAGAATAGCTCGGAATGTTCTTTCCGGTTTAGGAGAGGGCGCAAAAGGGGCTTTTAATCTTCCTTTAAATATTGCTACTTACCTGGGTTCGAAAGATATCCCATATTTTAAACAAATAAGTCCGCTAGCGGAAAAACTTAAAATAGGGGAAACAGGATTAGAAAAGGCTATTTTAGGTGAAGAGCAAGAAGGAGATGCTCTTTGGAAAGCATTGGCATCTTTTTACCCCTATACAAAAATTGGAGCTGGAATACCAGGAAAGAAAGGATTGGCGTTAAAAGCAGCTGGTGGGGCAGCTTTTGGCGGCGGTAATGAATCAAATCCTTTGTTCGCTGCGTTGCTTAATGTTTTGCCAGAAATTGGCATTAATAAAGCAAATGAGGGCATTTCCAATGTTAAAAATTTAAATGATATTTATGAAGGAGCTAATAATGCTGAGGCAACATTTTTACAATCTAAAGATCAGTTAGCTGCATTACAAGAAGCGTTAGGCAATGAGTTTGCAGAAACAACGCCTGGTGCGTTTTCTCGTTCAATTAATAAGAAACAAGAACAGTTAGAAAAATTAGCTCCTGATGTCCAAATTCCTTTTGAACAAACAGAAAATTTATTGTTACCACCTTCATTAGAAGAATTAATCCCAAATTCTCAGAGGGAAATTACATCTCTGGAATCAGAGATATCAAATTACCTTAATAGAGGTAGTAATCATGACGTTATTGTTCAAGAGGGCATTCTCAATGCTGTTAAAAATAGAAAAAGAGAAATTCAAGATACATATTACCACCCTTTTGAAGAAAATATTCAGAATGAACATATAGCTATCCCAAGAGATATAGATACAAAAGAATTTGAACATTCTCTAATCAAATTTATGGGTGGTGGTTTTGAATTAACAGAAGGATTCAAAAAGGCTGTAGATAAATTTAAAAAGGATAACCATGCAGTTGATTTAATACCGGCTATAGATTTCTGGAATATGTATAAAGAAACGCGAGACGCTGCCTCGGATGCATTTTCTAAATCCAGAAAAGAAGGCGGCGATCGAAAAGCTCATTATGAGAAAGAAAGCCAAGAATTAAGAGACTTAGCAGAAAAACAATTAGAAATACTTCAATCACATGTTGGAGACGAGAATTTAAATCTTCTGAACCAAGGAAACTATTTTTGGTCAAAAGATATTACCCCTCTTTATGGTAATCCTTTATATGAACAAGCCAAAAAGAGAAGAGGTTTAAATAGCGGTAACATAATTAAAGCAACACGAGGTGAACATCGTGGGCAAGAAATATTGCGAAATATTATTACAGAAAATCCTGATTTGAATCGCGCTGCTGTTGGTCAACTATTTGCAGAAAATCCTAGAAATTTATTGGATTTGAATATGCAACAATCTCATTTTGTTAATCAACTTCCTCAATTAGAAGGAATGATGGGTCGTTTAAGAAACGCATTAGCTACTTTAGATAGAAATCAGGATCGTGTCAGCCAAAGAGCAGATGAAATCAAGCGTATAAATAAAGGTTTTGAAGAGTCTTTAAAAAAACAGATGACCAGAGAGAAAGCTATAAAAGAATCAGAAAGATTAAAACGAGAAATAAAGCAATTAGAAAAAGCTAGGGCTGAATTAATAGAAGAACAAAGAAAAGTAGATATAGATGAAGAAGAGTATAAAGAGATGTCACGTCAAAGAGATGAAATTGATCGTTCAATTAATAAATTGAAAGATGCATTAGGGAAGGCTATTAAGATTGGCGCCACAGCCATAGGCATTGGAAAGCCAAAAAATATTTTAAAGAAATTGATTCGCTAAGGAATAATTATGGCTTTAGATGAACGTTATATACCACTATTCAACTTAGAAGAAACTTACTTCGACAAAGATACAGGGCTGCCTTTAGCTGGTGGCGTGGTTAAATTTTGGGTTGATAATCAGCGTATCACGCCTAAAGAAGTCTTTAGATTAACCGGAACATCGACCAATTACACCTATACATCTATGGGCGCTCAGGTCACATTAAGTGATATTGGAACCTTCTTAGATAGTAATATAAATGTTGCTCCCTATGCTTTCCCATTTGCATCCGATGGGGTTACGACCCAACTGTATTATGTAACATTTGAAAATGCTGACGGTGTATTTCAGTTTGATCGCGAAGCGGTTCCTTATATTTTCCCAAATTTGTCGCCAGAGGGTGAAAATGTACAGTCTGAAAATCAGATAACAAACCCGCAGTTTGTTGAGACATTATTTAATCCTGACGCTGTTCAAACATTATCCGTATCGATTAATGGACAAGTTTCGCCAATTGCACCTGGCTGGGACATTATCACGTCTGGAACCGGTACTGTAACAGTGCAGAGAGTTCCAATATCTGCAACAAATGTTACCACTCAACCACCTTATGTTTTAGATATTAACTCATCAGGCGGCTTAAGTAGTCTCCTATTGAGACAAAGGATTAATAACAGTCCCAGATTATTCGCTGGTGGCAATGTTTTTGGTTCTCTTGTTGCACGTGGATTCTTAGGCGGAACGCCATTATTAACATTGACCTATGTTCCTTCAAATGGAACATCCGTGGTCATTATGCAAGACGAAGTAACGAATGACGGTCTATTTTCTACCCTTAAAGGTAATGTCGCCATTCCTGCAACCAACACCGATGATGGGGATGATGGCTATATCGATATTACTTTAGCCATTCCCGTTAATACGCATGTCCAATTCTCTAGTTTTCTATTGGTTGGCGTCAATGAAAGTGTGGCTGCAGTAGTCTTCCCACAAGAATCAGCAGATAGACAAAAAGACCATTTATTTCATTTTTATCAAGATTCAATTGTTATTCAGCCTAAAAACACAATGGTAACTGGTTGGTCATTTGCTCAAAATCCTTATCAATTTAATGTTCCTAATATAACGGCAGTTATAGCAAATGAATACGTTGCTGATCAAACAATTGCGATTACGCAGCAATTTGTTACAAGTGCTTTGGGAAATCAGATTAGCACAGGAGTAAATGGCTTAAATGATTTCACAATCGCACCATTAACAGTTAATAATCAATGCGCAATTGTTCAATATATAGACCCAAGAACAATGTATCAATTTTGGGGATATAAAGTTTCTGCGATGGCAAGAGTTCTTTTTACTAGCTCAAGTAACACAACATTGCCAGTAAAAATGCTGCTTTTTTATAGAACATCATTACCTAATACTATTAGTCAAACTGATCCAGTAGTCACATGGACTGAATTTGGATTGCCTGTATTAGCATCAGGATATACAGCAATTACACCTTTAAATAATCCAACTTATAATTTGACGAATGGAGCTAATTATATTGATATACCTTTTAATCAATTCCAATTGCCAGCTCTTTCTTCAAGCACTCAAACACTTGGAGTAATGTTTTATACGATGGGAAGAATGGCTGTTACCGATTCGCTCTCTTTTCGAGCTATTTCTTTAATGCCTAATGATTTTGCAATGGAAACGAATTCAAAAACATGGGATCAAGTTTTAAAAGAATGCGAATTTTATTACGAAAAGACATTTGATTATACCGTAATTCCTGGTACTGCAGGGGCATTTCCTAATGGGCAACGCCTTCAAAATTTATATACCATAACATCAGGGATTACACCTAACTTTACTGTTGCTGCCTATGGCAGCACATTTGATATTTATTTTAAGACTCCTAAGCGAATTAGCAATTCATTTATTCAACTATATTCACCTGCAACTGGTGCTTCAAATAAAATCAATGTGCTAATAAATGTTAATGGAACGCAATATGGAGGGGATGTCTCATTCACAGGCTCTTATACGACTGTTGGAGTAGGAGATAAAGAAGCAACTTATTTAGGAGTAATTACTCCTCTCTTATCCCAATCACCGCTAGCCAATACAGCACCAAATTATGCATTAGCTTCTTATCACGCAACCATTGACGCACGTATAGGTCGATAAAAATGAATTAAAAATAAAAAATCCAACATCGCAAAGGAATAATAAAAATGACAACGAGATTTCAAACTCAACAAGAAATTCAGGCTATTAATGATTTTGGTCAAGAATTTTGCGATCAAATTTTTACAGCAACGCTTGCTCAAAATACAGATACAACTGTAAACGTTCCAGGCGCAGGACTAATTGGAGGACTTCCAGCTTATGAGAATAATCAATATCGAGCAGTAATTCGCGTCTCTAATGCTAAAGACGTTTGGATAGCAAAGAATACAACTGCAGCAGTTCCAGCTGGTGCCACATTCGCAGCAAGCGATTCAGAATTGATTTCAGGCGGACAAGATTTCAGCAAAACTTGCCAAAATGGTGATGTTTTACACTTCTTTACCGCTAGTACGGGTGTAAGTGTAAGTATCGCTTTTTATGCTTTACCAGCATAAGGAGTGAATCATGCCTATTACGAATTCTAAATTTAGTAATTTTGCAGATGGCGGCGCACTACAAGAAGATGATGAAGTCGTTGGCCTGAGAGATGGTGTAAATACAAGGTTTACTTACCAAGGTGCTTTACCTCCTGGCTTTATCACTCCAATTGTCAATGGAGGAACTGGCGCTGATAACGTTCCTGATGCGAGAGATAATCTTGGATTGGGAACTATGGCAATCCAGAATGCAAATGCTGTAAATATTTCTGGCGGAACAGCAGCTTTAGGAAGCGGACAGGTAGCGGCAGCTCCAAGCAATGCAACAGATATAGTAAATAAGCAAGCTCTTGATACTGCAATATTAAATGTAAACACATTTACAGCTCGTGTAGCCACAACAACTAACTTTTCTGCAACATATAACAATGGTTCAAGTGGTGTTGGTGCAACCCTTACAGCCACATCTAACGGAGCAGCTTCAATTGATGGTGTTTCTTTATCTGTCAATGATGTAGTTCTATTTAAAAACCAAACAAGTAGCTTCCAGAATGGTCTCTATAAATTAACTACGAATGGAACGGTGGGAACGCAATCAATATATACGCGCTCAACTGATTACGATCAGCCATCAGAAATTATTCCAGGTGATTTAATTTCTGTAGTATCAGGAACGCAGAATAGTAGTTCTTCGTGGCAACAAACGGCAACTGTTACAGCGGTAGGTACCGACCCTATTCTATTCACTATTTTCAGCCAATATGGAAAATTGCCTCAGCCATTTTTTGTTGGAGGAAATCAAGTTAATTCAAATGCAACACAACTTAATTTGCTTTCTGGATTAACACTAGTACCCATAAATAAAGTGGTAACTCAATCTATTAACGTTTCTGGTACATATACCCCAACTCCTGGCATGAAATATTGTTTTGTGCATGCAATTGCTGGTGGCGGTGGTTCAGGAGGATCTGTAGGTGGTGGCGCAGGTACAAGCGGATTAGGTGCTGGCGGTGGATCTGGCGCAGAGGTTTGGGCGTGGTTTGATGCAGCAACCATCGGTGCATCTCAGTCGGTAACAATTGGGTCAGCTGGTCTTGCAGCCCCTTCTGGCGGAACCGGAGGAGATGGCGGATCGACTTCATTTGGATCATTAATCTCTTTGACAGGCGGCGGTGGTGGCGCACCAGGTACAAGTACTAGCACGGGATTATATAGCGTAGGCGGTACTGGCGGTGGAATTGTTACAATTCCAGCCGGTCAGGTTGGCCGAAATGGCGAAGCAGGCTTGTTTGGTTTTACGATTGGCGGAATAGCCGGGGTTCCTGGGAAAGGCGGCGCATCTAGCCTAGGTGGTGGAGGAAAACCCGCAGTAGTAGGTAACTCTGTCGGCTCTGCCTCAATAAATAAAGGTGATGGAGGTGGCGGTTCTTATTCAACCACGGTTTCGCAAATCGGGGCTGCTGGTGGCGCAGGTATAGTGTGGATTACAGAATATATAGCAGCTTAGGAGATTAAAATGCAATGGGCTTTAATAGCGACCACAGAGCAGCAATTGATGGTATATACACCAGAGTTGAATTGGCATTTTATAACTGTTCAGCCGGGAACAATTATAAATACCATTGTTTATGATGGTGTTACTGAATATACACCACCAGAGGGTTCGAGACTTTTAGAAGTTTCAGTAGATGCAAAAATTGGTGACACTGGGTATAACGAATAAGGAACGAAAATGGCAAAACTAACAAGCTCAGCAAGAAAGAAATTATCAAGCTCTAAATTTGCATTACCTGAAAGCAGGAAATACCCCATTCAGGACAAGGAACACGCAATAAATGCAAAAGCGCGCGCAACCCAAATGGAAAAGAAAGGGGTTATCTCAAAAGCTACAGAAAGTAAAATTGATGCAAAGGCTAACAAAGTTCTTAAATCGAAAAAGAAAAAATAATAAGTTTTATCCAACCTTGAGGAAAGAAAATGGGAATTAAAAATATTGTGGTTAATCCAACAGGTCTCGTTGGGGTGAATCCTTCTATTATATATATAGATACAGATGATACTGCTGCCGAGGTGTTGGCAACTGGTTATTTAACTCAAGCCAAGCAAATATATGGCAATGTATTTAGCGAAAAGCAATTGGCTTTGGTTAATACAACCAGCGGAGTAGGGTTGTATCAAGTCTCTATTAGCAATGATGGCCAAGTTAGTTTACAGGCAAGATTAAATCCTGGCAGCACAATGATATTTGGTACGACAGCAGCTTATGCTGGTGGTGGTACAAGCCATGCATTTACAGTTGCAGGTTTAACAAGTTCAAGTATAGTAACAGCTAATATTTTAACATCTGCAAACGCTGTAGCAATCGCAAAACCGGTGCCTACTACAGATACATTAACTGTGACCTTTACTGCTGACCCTGGTGCAGGAACAACGGTCAATTATATTGCAATAATTCCTCAGTAAAAAAATATCATTTCTTAAGTCTGATTTTGCCGATAATCAGACTTAGGTATATATTTTGACCAATAAAATACTAAAATTGTATATTTCGTGTGTTTTTTTATCTTTTTGTGATCATTTTTGACTCGCGTGTGAATTCTGATAAAATTTTTTGGATTTATATTCATTTTGGAATTCTATGGGTTGCGATATTCACGCCTATTTTGAGGGACTCGACAAAGGCCAATGGCATTTTCTAAAACAATGGGATTTTGGTCGGTCTTATCAAATATTCAGCAAAATGTCTGACGGACATGGAAGAGGTCATGAAACGCCAATATCACCAGCAAAAGGCACACCCGACAATATTTCTTTAGTTGTTAAAAGAATCTTCGACAGTAAGGTTTACGATTATCATGCCTTTAGCTGGTTATCTCGTGAAGAATTAGATCTCTTGCATGAATGGTTTATGGAATTAGAAGACATTGAGCTAGCTTATGAAATAGAAATGGCCGAAGAATATTTTATTGGTCACTATGAATTTGAAGACTACCGGCTTGTTTTTGCGTTTGATAATTAATAGGCATTTCTAGAATGAATCAACTATACGGGTGTCTGAATGAATGATTTCAAAATCGGCGACAAAGTAAAATATAAAAACAACCCTGAGTTTTTAGGTTATGTTTCTCATGTACATAAAGGCTATTTGTTTGAACTGCCTGATTATGAAGTCCATGTTCATATAGGTAATAAAGAACACGTTATCGTTAATGAAAGTCAGTTAGAACATATTGAAATGCATCATTGTAACCACGAATGGGATGGAGTTTTACTTAATCGTCCTTATGGCGGCAATTTTGGATTATGCAAGCACTGTGGCACTGAATGTTATATAGCTCTCAAACAATGAGAAAGAATAGTATGGACAATGTTCTAAAATTCGAAAGACAAGTTGATTTAGACGTTTACGCATGCGATTTATGTGAAAATGACACTTTCTATTTGGCTATGAATAAGGAAGTATATTGCTCTGAATGCAGAAGACAGGCATGCGTCATTACGGATATTAAAGAGGCTGATGAATGAAATTCTTTAAATTATTTTTTAATAGTCTAGATTTATTGGGCGTCTTTTTAATTGCTTATGCTTTTATGAAACATTTTCATTTCAATGACAAGGAAATATGTATGGCTGTTCTTGGTTTAGGATTAATCGCAGACAAGATTATTGGAGAAAATGAATAATGAATAAATTCATTTTTATTTTATTATTTTTTGCACAACAAACGTACGCTATATCTAATATGGGAGGTGTTGCTGTGTCTTTTGCTGCTGCAAATGCAGCTCATCAAACAAGAATCAACAATGAGTTAATTAATGCTCAACAAAAAAGATTAGTTCGTAACAATCAAATAAAAGGAGTAATGACGTGTTCTGCTTCTTATTCGGATATTCCCGAATCTAGAGCATGGGATTATTACGGCTGCAAAGGATTTTCTATTCAAGAATTTTTTAAAAAATATAAAAGAGATAAAAAATATCAAATTTTACAAGTTTATTATAATGAACATGCAAACGAATTCATGATTTATTATGGATAATGATGACAAATTACACCAAAAAACGTAAACGCCAAAGCGGTCGACAAGATTGCAATCCCTCAGAAAGACAAAGATCCTATCTAAAAGGCTACTTAGACGGTCAAGGAGAATTAGTTCAACGTCTCATTAAAGCCGGCATATTGCCAGAAGTAAATTTTGAATTGAAACCAAAAACCTTTGAACAATCTTTCGTTAATAATGAATGGAAAAAACAATGAGCATCCTTGAAGAAGCAGAGAAAATTGTAAATGGCCAAAGACAACAAGACTATGGTGACATGAGACTGTCTTTTGAAAGAATTGCGGGCTTGTGGTCTTATTATTTAGGAACTTATATTAACCCTGAAGATGTGGCAAAAATGATGATTTTGTTGAAGGTTTCAAGAGCCAGACACAATAATCACATGGATAGCTATGTTGATATAGTTGGATATGTTTTATGTATTGAAAAGCTTTTAAATCCAGAAAAAGAAACCAGCGGCGTTGACAGTGAAACGCGAAGAAGGGAATAGGCTTGAAGACTTGAAGTTTGTTGAATATAGAGGGTAATAATGTGTTACTGCAATCCATCAATAAGAACACCTTTTTGTGGCGCCCCAGGATGTCAATGGCCAACAAGTGCAGCGCACAGTATTGACACAGCCGCAAATAATGACAGAACAATCATTGCAATTGATTTTCCTTTAGATGATAAAGACATTATCAAAATAATGAAGGGAAATGAATATTCATTGTATAAAATGATATCTCCTAGAATAGAAATAAGAGTTAAAGTTTTTTCTTCAGATAGAGTGAAAAATATTTCATGGGAAAACTGGCGATTATTGACTAAGTTTGCTTGGGAACATCCAGAACTACGAAGTTTAATAAAAAAAATAGAAAGTGAGGAATAACAAATGCTACCTGATATCCGCTTAGACTCAATATCGAACATAGACCATGAATTTATCAAAGTAATGACTCAATATCGAAAAAGATTTATTGAACTTGATAATGACTTAAGAGGACTTGGAATTCTTTCCGAATCCAAGAAAGAGGGCGCAGCAAGATGCCTTTCTATAGCTCGCACGAATATCGAAACGGCTTGTATGTATGCTATTAAAGCAATTTGCATAATGGGAGAAAATAAAGAATGAAACAAACAATATTAGAGTATCTTGATGAACAAATTGAACAAGGAACAATTCTAAAAGGAACCGTAAAAAATAGAAGGGGTATAGATACTATTACAGGAGCTCTACAAGCATTTGAAGAGGTAAAAGAATTTATTGAAAAGCTATAAGAAGAATGAAATATAGAAAAAAACCAATAATTATTGAAGCATTCCAGTTTGGAGTAGATGAACAACCAGAATGGTGTGAACATGGTGGGAAAGTGATGATCGTCGCATCACCATTAAAAGTATGCGCTTATATAGATACTTTGGAAGGCAGAATGACAGCTGAGGTTGGCGATTACATTATAAAAGGCATAAAAGGCGAAATTTATCCTTGTAAACCTGATATTTTTGAAGCTACTTATGAGCCTATAAATGAATGACTTCACCAAAAAAGAGCTCGAGTTAATTATGGATGCCATGCATTATTGGGTAATTCAAATAGAGAACCCACCACCAGAAGAAACAGATTTACTCGATAAAATTCATTCCATGATCGAAAATTATGGCTGTGAGCATGAGTGGATTAACAATACTTATTGTGAGAAATGCAATAAATCATGTGAGTGTCATTGAACATTTTAGTACGAATCATGATTATTCGAAAATTAATTTGTTATTTTCTTAGCCATCAATATAGATATCACCATACAAATAAATGGTATGACATAAAATGGAATTTACTGGAAAGTAGAATTGGTCGCTGCGAAAGGTGTGGCTTAATGAGGAAATTAAATGAATGACTTCACGAAAGAAGAATTAAAAGAACTTATTTTATTTGTAGATGGTGGCATACGACACGCCACTCATGCGGTTGAGTTACGTAATAAGCTCCAATCCATGATTGATAACTATTGCGAGCATGATATGCAATATGCGTCTGGTGAGTTTAATTATTGTGATAAGTGTGGAATAAAAGATTGAACGAATTTACCAAACAGGAACTTGAGCAGATTAAAGGCGCTCTCTGTAGCGCATCATTTCCAATAAACATTGATTTGTTCAAGAAAATCCACTCCTTGATCGATAATTACTGCGAACACGAATGGATATTCCATCTAAAACTACCTGGCAGTTCTATTGAATGTCGCAAATGTCAAAAGATTCTACAAAATGATAATCAGTGACTATATAGGCGAATGGAAAAACGATCATGATGATGAAGCATGCAATGCATTAAAAGAATACGATACTCAATGTGATTACTCTGATGGCACACCCAAACCAGCAAGATACACAAAACCGCTTAGTTACTATTCTGAAAAAATAGGTCGAACTTCAAAAGAATTAAAAGAGCATTGGAGATGTATAGAAAATGACAATCAGCGAGAGACAAGAATGGAATGAATTCCTTGATTGGTTTGATAAAAATAAATACAACCTACCAGAATGGTTAAACGAAGACATGTCTATGCACGAATGCATATTGCTTTGGAAACAAAGGATAAAAAATGATAATCAGTGAAAAGGCAAATTATTGTAATTATCTCAACCATCAAGTTTATGAAAGACGATTTCTTGGTTTTAGCTTCTATCAATGTAAACTTTGCAGTAAGCGTATGACAAATAGAACAGTTGCATTGATTGGAAAATTGTCTTTAGATTTTAAATCCAATAATGTTAATCAGTAAAAAAACTCGGGGAGTAACTCAGTTGGTAGAGGGCAAGACAGAAATGTCGGGACGTGTCGCTGGTTCGAGTCCAGCCTCCCCACCAAATACCGAAGTAGTAGAAATTGGTATGTTATTAGTATAATAACGGTATAAATTATACCTATCATTGAAATTTCATGAATAAAATCAAAGATATTGCGACGTACACAATTATTACAATAGTCGTATTAACTGCTTTTTTTGGTCTTAAAATTTATAGCTATAAAGACTGCAAAAAAGTCGGTCATTCAACTTTTTATTGCATAATTAATAAATGAATTTAAATATTTCATATGCTGAACTTTTAAAACCTTTATGCTGGATATGCAAAAAAGAAGTGGAACAATTTGATGTTTATGATGATTTTCCTAGATATGCGAAAATCTTTGTGGCCAAATGTCACGGTTTTGAACAAAGATTTTGGCTCGGTAATGAGTTTGTGAACGATTTGCTGAATAATAATAGTCTTGAAAAAGGTTATGCATTTAAGCCTGAAGATGTAAATTTGTTAAATGACAATCGCGGCGTGGACAGCGACACGCACAACGGCCGTAACGACGTGTACCTGACACACTGGCCACGGGGCGAATATAACCGTTAACTACGGGAATAACCCTACAGGATAATCGGTGCAATTCCGATCGATTGTCACCAGAACTCAATCAGCCTAGGTTCATGGTTGAGAGGCGCTAGCACCTTGCCATAATGTTGGTAGTCACGTGCCACGTGGCTTCTGTAAGTGCTCTGCGAATCTTGGCAGTAATAGAAAGACGAGAGTGGGAAGGGCGCTCAAGTAATTCATCATTATACCGATAAAAAAATAAATAACTGATTGAGATAACAATGAAATTATCGGAAGAACAGTTTTTATTTTTGATACAAGTCTTGAAAGAATCAATTGAAGTTGACCCAAGATTTGATTATGTTTTTTCTAATGCTAAGTTGGAGCGCAAGAGATTCTATAAACAATTAGTTGCTACACAGCCAGCAGAAATATTGTTGAAAATTGATTTGTAACAATATTGTTAGATAGATACAATGGAAGTGCTTTAATACTCCTTGTGTTGAGGTCTTGCAGGCTTGTCACTGTGCCTTAAACAGTGACAACCATCTATGAGCAACATGTTTTTAGTTAACTTCTATTCCAAGAATACTAACCAATGTTGCTCACCAATTAATATAAATATACTTTAATTAAATCATCAATTTAGTTATATTTAAGGTGTTCAACCATTAAATTTCATCAAGCAGTGTACTGCAGCTACGCTGCTTGTCTCTTTGCTCTCTTTGTTGTACATTTAAGTCGCTGTAAGTCTATGCAGCTCGGCGACGTTGTTTAACTCTCTTCGTCGCCAACCGACTATGCCCTGGTGTTTAGAGCTCCTTCTCGCTGGGGCGCCAATCTCAAAAGGAAATTATGAAAGGTATAAACAAAGTTATCCTTGTTGGTGCAGTTGGCCAAGATCCGGATTTTGCATTTAGCAATAACGGCAATCCAAGAGCCTCTTTTTCTTTAGCCACCGGCGTAAAGTTTAAAGACAAAACTACAGGTGAAACTCAAGAAAAAACGACCTGGCATAATTTAGTCGCTTTTGGAAAGAAAGCTGAGATTGTTAATGAATACGTGAGAAAGGGTAGTCGCTTGTATATTGAAGGCACAATAGACAACCAGTCTTATGATAAAGATGGTGAAAAGCGATATTTCACGAAAATAATTATTCAAGACATTAATTTGCTGAGCAGCAAAGACGATTTTAAATCGCCGCATAACCAAACGCATCAAGAGCCGCCGCCGAATATGAGTGACAACGAGCTTGATGACGACATACCATTTTGATAGTCATGTGACGCCGGATTGACGTCACATTGACACAAAAACGACATCAAAAAGACGTCATTCTTTTAAATACTTAATCTTTTGTTTCACGGACTCCCAGATGAATTCCAGACATATTGAATTCATTGATTGGCCGGTGATATTTGAAATCTCTTCGACCGTATCATATAAATTTGCAGGCATTCTTAAAGTGAATCGTTTTGTTTCTTGTCGAGACGCCTTAGCAGGTTGTGGAATGTTTACGGCTCCATTAATAAAATCGCTGCGCATCTTTTCTTTTTCAATTTCATTCATGATTGGCGGTTTAGAAAACTTAGGTCTGTTCATATCAATTACCCTTTACAAAAATTTCGGCGTATAGTTGCTTGAGTTCGCTTTCGGCGTTTTTATCGACAACACCACTTGTCTTGTCATGCAAAAGCTCTAATACAGATTGGCCGAGGATTGCTGATTTGCGATAGGCTTGGCGAGTTACTAAAACAGTGTCCATCAAAATCAAATCGGGGAACTCTTCTAAATAATCGAGCATGTCCTTGATTTCATTTTTCTTGAGTTGTGGCTGAAAGGATGCTTGGCTTAATAAGATAAGAACCTTGAGCTTAGGATTAAGCAATTTGGCGCGCTTGATGTGCTCATTCATTTTACTCATCGTCCAAATATCGAATTGACCCGCGCGGAAAGGGGATATCAATAAATCCGCAACAAGCATGCCTGAACGTAATTCGAAAGAATCGTAGCCGCCAGCATCAATGATTACATCTGAGTATTTCTTGTTGAGTGACTCAATATCTTGGCTGATATCACCTGTTTTTTGCACTGACGTGATTTTTGTTTTAACATTCTCGGATAAATTTCGCGTAGAACACCAGAGCGTGGCAGTTTGTTGTTTGTCGGCATCTGCTAGAAGGAGATTATCACTGCCGATTTCAATGGCTCTCATTGCAGCCAAATTTGTTGCGATCGTTGTTTTTCCTGTGCCGCCTTTCTCGCCACCGATTAAAATAATCATGGTTTATTTTCCTTTAAATCATACGGCGTCTTTTCGACACCAAAACGGCGTCATAATGACGTCACACTGACTGTTCATAGTTTAAATTTCGAGCGTATCTTACCTGATTTATTTATAAAAACACTAGAAATATGCGTTTTTTCGGCGGTACACTATAGATGGCGCGTTTTCCACTATTTCGCGCCATGTCCAACAAAGGGAAAGGGAAGGTTCAATGCGCTTTATACAACAGCTTTTAAGCTGTCTTTCGCTATTTTTAATCGTTCTGATTCTTTTAACGAGCTGTATTAAGCCGTCCCATCAAGTGACTTTCCTTGAGAATAGCTGTATAAAGCCTTATCACCGATATCATTACCATACTTGTTCGGTGCTTCGAGCGCAGGTAGACGACAAATACATTTTTGAAGTTCCAGAGAATTTTGATACAGATTTAGCCAGTATTCCGCGTTGGTTCTGGTCTATCTTAAGCCCCCAATACTCAGCGTTTGTTTATCCAGCGATATTGCATGATTACCTTTATCACTGCCCGGGAAATCTGCCCAGAGCCTTTGCAGACGATGTTTTCTTTTCAGCACTTATCACAGAAGGTGTTTCACAGTTCACAGCATCCAAAATGTATATGGCCGTGCGCCTATTTGGACAGCACAACTATCACAAAGGCGATTATTGCCTAGATAAATATGCTTTTAGTGATCACAAATTCATTTATGGCTACTCATGAGGTTTAGATGGAAGTTTATTCACCAGAAACACGCGCGAAAATTGCTATAGATTTTATCCTTGAACACGAAGGAGAGCTTTCAAATGATCCTAACGACCGCGGCGGTCTTACTAATTTTGGCATTACTCTATCGTTCCTAAAAGAATTCAATATTGATATAAACAAAGATGGAATCATTAATAAAAGAGATATATTGAACATCGATAGACCAACGGCAGTCTATGTATATCGAAAGTATATTTGGGATCGCTTTGGTTATGAGCGAATCCATGATTTAGATGTCGCTAAGAAAGTGGCAGACTTAACGGTAAACATGGGTGAGGGTGCGTCTCATAAAATATTACAGAGAGCAGTTAATTCTTTGCGCCATAGCAGTCTTGTAGTGGACGGGATCCTAGGAGTCCGTACAATTGCCGCTACAAATATGTGCGACGAAACTCGATTGTTAGCAGTTATTAAAAAATTAGCCTCCGACAGATACAAAGAAATAGTCGAAAAAGACCCAACCCAAGAAGTTTTCATTAAAGGGTGGTTAAATCGCGCAAGCGCATGATTTCCTATAAATTGCGAAGTTGGTAAGCAATTATCATTATTGCCTATTAATTGTTATTAATCAATAAATTGAATCTATTGATGTTTATTAAATAAACTGGCTAGACCAGTAACTGCTACTGTCCCAATTGCTATTAAAGCCCCTGGTAATTCTTGTTTATAATGAGCTAAATAAATTCCTCCGCCAACAGTAGCAATTGCAACAATTCCAAGCGAAATAACTACTAAAATGTAGAACCATTTATTATGAGCATCAAGTTTTATAGTGGAGTCTCTAACTTGTATAATGGTTCCATATCCTTGTTGGATATTTGACGGCTCAACTTTTCCCCAATCTAATTCTTCTAATTTTTTTTCACCGCTCATTTATCAAGTCCTGGAATTATTAATCTTTCAGTTTCACCTTTTGAATTTAATATGAATAATTTTTCTCCATTTTCCAAATGATCAGCCAATGAAGATGTTATAGATAATGCAATGCTCACAGCCTCAGCTTTACTCCTGGTGTGCATTTTTTTTTCTAGTTTTTCTGTGTTTTTTACATCTCTCTCCGTTAAATTCATGGTAACTCTGGTTAAATTGGTCATCGCGCGCTCCTATTCCTTTTATATAAATCATATCTCATTCGTATGCGATATGTATATTGTATGTATATAGTATGTTTATATTATAGTCAATTTGTTTTATTAAAAAGACACACGCCAAGCCAATGAGCCGGCGTGATAGGGCGGTTAGAGCGATTCAAGCTTAAAGATGAAATCTTCAGCCTGTTCTTTTGTGAGATTTTTCACAGCAGGGACGTTGTAGCTATTAAAGAATTCTTTGTATTCTTTCTTGAAATCAGTTTTTTGTTTTAGCAGCCTGTCGATAGTTTCGCGCTGCTTTTCACTAATTTGCGCATCTGGATTAACTGATTCATCAACAGGAATTTCTTCTTTTCTAGGTTCAGCCATTGGTTGAACGCTGACGACTTGTTCTGTTTCCTGCGAATTTGATTGATTTTCATATGAATTAGAAGCGCTATTAGGCACATCATTGGCGCTAGTACTAGACGAATAAGACTCATTTTTTAATCCTTTGCCGTTAGACTTAAGCTTCTCTTTTACACGCTCTGTTTGCGTTTGCATTAATGATGCTTCATTTTTAGGTTCAGGGTCAACAACTTGACCGTCTATTACATTCATATTGTCATAGACTTCTTCAGCAATTGGTATGCCTTTGAGGGCGTCAGCAAACTTGTCCCTAATCGCGAAGCCTCGGGCGCGAAGCTTAAGCATGCGCTCTTCATACTGTGACCATGGTCCTGGTTTGCCTATTAATTTAGCTTTGGCAGCCATAATTTTTGTGAAAATTTCTGTATGTTCAGGATAACCACGACGTTTCACTGTGCAGAATGCGCCAGTAATATTTCCACGGTCATCATATTGATAGCCTTCTTTGACATATTCACAGTGAGGGTGGCTAATTACGATTGCAAGAGCGCTATCACCCCATACGCAGGCGCGGCCATTGATTACGGCTATATTTTCTAAGCATTGCTCAACTGGCAGCCCAAGTTGGTATCCTTTGGCGATTGCAAGAAAGATATCGTCAGGGCGATTTTGGTAATCTTTAGGGACTAAATTAGATTTAGCCATCCGTTCAGCAACTTTTGAATAGTGTTCATATAAATCAGGCGCGAACAGACTATCTTCTAATTTTGATACCTTTTTGTTCTTTGCAATCTGCAATTGAAACTTGAGTTCGATTATCTCAGCTTCTTTACGTGCCATAAGGGCGTCATTTTTGGCTTCTTGTAATTGTACTTGTAGTAATTGTAATTCTGCGCTCATTCTTATCCCTCTCTTAATCTAATGAATAACTGCCGTAAAATTTATCGCCGATTCTTACGCAAGAACCTCCAAAACAAAGGTTTCCGTGGTTTGCGTAAAGCAATAATTCTTCTTCATTAAGCTTGCTTCCGGCTCTGATTGACCCTTCAAACTTCACGCAATTGTAGTCATATGACTTCTTTAGGCTAATTACATCGGTGTAATCAGCGCTTGCATATTTATTGAAAATCTCTTCTTTCAGTTGTTGTTCATTAGGCTTCATTGCATAGCCGTCGAAATAACTCATTCAGATACTCCTTTTAATGCAAACCGTCTGTAACCGTTCTTTGTTGCTTTCCAAGTTACTAAAGGCTTGCCAGCATCATCAGTGATGCATTCGGCAGACTGCATATATTCCATAATCTCCTTTTGGCCTTCTTTCTCGATTCGCTCAAGCTCTTTGATTTGTTTCTTGGTTTGAGCCAAGCGATTCAATTCGTTCCGGATTGCCTCGTCAGCTGTAATTGCCTTGTCTGGGTCAACGTTTCTGTACTTTAGTTTGCAGTCTTCGATTGTCTTCAAGCCCGGTTCGACCTGATTCTGCACGCAGTTCCAGAAGTCTTGAGCTGCACTAACAATCATTGATTCGATTTCTTTATCGCGATTGTAGACAAACTGCCTGTACTCATTTCCACCAATTAAGGTGCCGATGTTCCAACGCTCGACGTTTTCAATCAAACAATAATGTGCACATTGGATAATGTAGGGCATAGGAATAACGTCTGTTCCATCTTCACCCCATTCATTACGCATGTATTTATCAGAGCATTTAACTTCTAAGCCTTCATTCCAAGCAGGTATGAAACCATCGTAACTACCGCGTAGAAATGTCATCGTCGGATGGTATTTTGTAGGCACTGAAATCACTTCAACGTTATTGATGCGTGCAAAATGATTGATAACTGAAGGTTCAAGCATCTTTCCCCAATACTGTAACTCGCTCTCAGTGTCGTCTGTTTCGAGCAAGCCAAGCTTCTCAAGATACAATACGTAAGGTGTTTTATAAGAAGATAAACCTAAAATAACCGGCATATCAGAGCCGCCAATGCTCTTTGAGCGATCTAATTTTTCCATGTTATTCATCTCCCCAATATTGATCGTCGTAATACTCATCATCTACAACGTAGTCACTATCGAGAATGAGATGCTCATCGCCATGATATTTATCTGGGCTCATTTTTATTTTTCCTTGTTTTGCTAAGTTGGACGTATTTAAACACCAACCTTAAGGTTGTGTCAACCATAAGGTTGTACAACTTTAAGGTTTATTATTTTGATATCCTTAAGCATGCATCCTTAAGGTTGTACAATAATAAAGATTGTGTTACGTTCTCGCATATTACTATGAGGTACAAAATGACACTAGAAGAAGCGGTCGCAGAATTTGGTAGTGGTAGACAAGTTTGCTTGGCTTTAGGAATATCAGATCGTAATTATACAAAATGGAAACAAAGAGGCTGGATCCCGCAGGCTCAGCAGTTACGATTAGAAAAATTGACACAAAATAAATTGAAAGCTGACGAATTTGGCTCTGATCGAAGGCCATTACCGAAAGTAGAGGATTAGTTGTAACTAAGTTGTAGAGGTGTGTTGTGAATTTTTTATCTTCTTTGAATATTGAACAATATTTAGTGATTCTAGTGGGGATTTTGTTTTTTATGGGTGTTCGTCAATCAGATAAAATTGACAAGCTCGAACAAAGAATTGTGGACTTAGAGTGTAATTACTCTGAGATAATGGACTAAAATTTGTATATATGAATGCTAAATAGAGAGTTAATCCATGAATAAGTCTTTGAATACTTTGATTCAAATAAATGAAGAGATTTTAACTCCTGAAGCTTTTTTAAATCTCAGTGACAAAGAAAAGTCCAATATATCTCATACTGAAATTGTAGCGCCTCGGGGAGGACGTCATGATTTTGGGAAAATTAAAGTACATTATCGTAATCCAAAATACAGACCAATAAAATGAATGATATTACTAATGACGATCAAGGTTCATCGATCAATCCTTCCGAATTAAATAGAATTATTTCTTTGCAAGAGCAAGAGTTAATGCTTAGGATGCAAGAATTAGAGTTACGTAAACAGACAGATAATAATAATCTAGATTATGCAAAAGCTGCTTTAGATGCAAGAGTACAAGACCTCAAAGATGAACGCCAGCATGCGAAAGACATCCAAAAGAATCTTTTATCATTTTTTAAAATATTAGGTATAGTTTTCTTTATTTTTTTAGGGATAGCTTTATCTTTGAACAAAGATGAAATAGTCAAAGAAATAATTAAAGCGATAATTTATATAGGCGCTGGGGGCTCTGGTGGCTATTTTTATGGAAAATCCAAAGGGTCTACCAATATTGATCAGGAAAACAAGAATTAATACATGGCTGTAAAAATTAAAGATTATAAGTTGTTATTAGAGCTTGATGGTGGTGACTTATCAAAACTTAATCAAGTAATAGATAAATGGCAGTTTAAGGATTACCAAAGCTTTATAAGGTTTGCAGTAAGTGTTTTTCTATTGAGTGATGGTAAATCAATCGTTATCAATAATGACGGAATTAATAGACAGCTAGCCCCAGCATTGGAATTGCTAAGATGAAGCCAAGATTTGCTTTTATCATTTTTATATTTGTATTTATATTCTTACAAATGGGATTTTTATTTCAATTTATGAACAATGTAAGCATGACTAAAACAATAATTGATGTACAAGGAGTTATTGCTTTTTGCTGGGGTGCTCTGTGTTTTCAAATATATTTTGTAGTCAAAACTCTGGTTGAGTGGATAGGATGACGATAGAAGAAGCTCTAAAAGAATTTGGCAGTGGAAGACAGGTTTGCATAGCCCTAGGTATTAGCGATCGAAACTGGACTCGCTGGGTTCGTGAGGATTTAATCCCCCTAAAACACCAGCAGAAGCTTTCAGAATTAAAGCCAAAATTGAAAATGATGGACTCGATTACCTATCAAGAGAAACAACAAAATAAAGGCAAAAAAGAAATTTCTATTGATGTCAATTATGGATTTCCATCGAAAGAACAATTCAAAGAAATGGCAAAATTATGCTTAAAAGACAAGAAGAAATTTACAATTGATGATTTATCTGATGCAATTGAAGCAGCGTTTATTGCTGGTTGGAATAAAAAAGAAAAACAACTTAAAAAGGAATAATAATGCGGTAATTTAACTTATAAAAAGACTATTTTATAAATAAAAAAGGGGCGCCATAAGCAACCCCGATTCACCAATCACAGTGTAGCATAGGCGCCTCTTCTGTCAAATAAATTTCAGGAGATTTAGGCTTATGTTTGCAAAAAATTTTTATACTTTCCCTTCAAATGACAATTATTTGTCTTTCAATTTCTCATTCCGTCAAAAACTAGGTATGCTTAAACGCGCATGGCCTCGTAATTAAGTTGTTCAAAGGAAAGAAGGATTTTCAAGCAGCAACGAAATCAAATACTCGTATTGGATACCTGTGCTCAGGTTTCTTTGCAGCTTGTTGAAGTACAACGCAGGCAATGCCCTGTCCAACAAGATGCCGCAGAAGGCGGTAGGAGTAGTAAAGTGAATTTAGCTCAATCAACAGAAACAGAATTTCGATCCAACTCAAGATACGTAAAAATGGAAGAGGATGTAATTAAGGTTTTACGTAATACAACACGTGGTGTTTATTACACATTACGTCTATACGCCGATTATAAAAAGAAAGTTTCCACTGTAAAAATGACTGTCGATAAAATTGCCAGACTAAGCAATATCGGTAGAACAACAACAATCAAATGCATCAAAGAGCTCTGTGATTTAGGTGTGATTCAGCGACAAGAAGGAAGAAGCTGCTATGAACCTGCAACATATTTGATAGCCAATGAGATTAATTATTTTACGAAAGATAGCGAAAATATTTCCGTTCCAATAGGATCAAATATAAACCATTCGATCAAATATCAGTCATACAATAGTAGTTCAACGTTAGTTTATAGTGGTACACATTCTGTACCACAGTGGTTCACAAAGTGTACCACTGTAGTTCACAATCCGAACCACTGTGGTTCAAAAAGTGAATACTATTCATTAATATCTTCATTATCTTTTTCAATAAATAAAAATAAACTAATAAAAAATGATTTTGGAGAAGATAAGAAAAGTGAACTACAAGGAAAAATTAATCGACTTGACGAGGACACCTTGTTAGAGCAAGATTTGGCAAAAAACGAAAATCCTCAAAAAATGGATAATTTGCAACAAACTGATTCTATTAACGAAAAAATCACTAAGTCTGATTATCGAAATAATCGTGCAAATTGTTCATTGGATGTACAGAATGGATTGATTAAGAAGAAAAACAAGACTAAATCTAAGTTAAACATAGAACCTTACATAGAAATTTACAATCGCATCGCAGTCGAGCAGGGAAGCCCACCTGTGCGAAATAATAAATCAATCCTCAAGCAAGTTGAGAAGAGCCTTAGGGACTTATTGGCCGAACTGAAAGAGGAAGAAAATCCCGTTGATTTCACGCCAGAATATTTCGAGCGATTTCTCAAGGCTTCGATTCAAAGCAAATGGTTCTTGCTCTGCGAATACAAATCAAACCTTCACGTACTTCTAAGGCCAAAGAATTTTCTTTTGCAACGCGACGTTCTCAATGCAGCGCTTGAAACGCAGAAATTAGATCGTCAAAAGAAAGACGACAATGCAAAGCGGCAGCTAGAACAAGAAAAAGCCCAAGAAATCATGGCTAAGAAGAGGGCGGCTGAATATCTCCAAGCAGCGAATGAACGAAAAGAAACAGCTGTAGGGGCTTTAAAATATCCAGGCTATCAAAGCAGGCGAGCTACGTTACTAAGTCTCGTAGGGCGAACCGTATGAATTTCAAAGAGCATTGCCAATTGAGAGGAATAGAAATTCATCGTGACGATTTGAAGTTCATCAAGACGTCGCTTGCAAAGCTGCCTTATCCGCGAAAAAGAGAGGCTGTAAAAGGCTATCTCGATGAATGGCTTACAGGAATGGAAAAAACAGAGAAGTCTTTCCAGAAGCAAAATTTCGGCCGTTTTAGCGCAAACACCTATTTGAGGAGATTAGTAGATTGAAACAATTAGCTCACATTGATTCAGAGTATAAAAATATTCGTAAGAAAATTAATAAAACTTTTTTGGTTGCAAATACTGGAAATCAAACAGTAAAAACCATGCTGTTTATTTGCGTTGAATTTATTGAATTATCAGAAAAGAAATTGATGAAAATCAAGGATAAAAATATTGATGCCAGCGACATCTTAAAAACCTTTGCAGATTCACTTCAAGATATTCGAAATGAAATATTAGATTCAATAGGTAAATAATGAAAAAATTATTTATCTTATTTTTATTCATTTTTTTAGTCGCAGGTTGCGAGGATAGAAACGCAAGAATTCCTGCGCATCATTACAAAGTAATTAAAGTTGAAAAAATGAAATGTGAGCTTAGTGATTTGCCAAAAAAAGAATGCCTTGCCGCATTAAAGAAAAGAATTTATAAACCTACCGTGCAAGAAATGGATGAAAATCCAGATTATGACCCATGGTAAGATAGTCTTATATTATTGATTGTCACGCATCTTTTGAAGCTGTTTGATCATGTAGTCTATAAGCTCGTTTTTACTCTTGAAAGTCCATTCAGCAGGGTAGCTTAACGAATTATTCTCAAAGTAGACGAAGCCTGTTTCCGTTTTTTCTTTGCAAATAGCCGAACCTATTCGTAGGTTTGTTAAATTAAAGGGCATCCAGGCGTCATAGTGTTCCCAGGATGGTGTTTCAAAATAATATAGTTTTTCCTTTTTCATTTATTCTCCACATAATTTGGATTTAAGAAGTTCTTTGGCATACCCAAGCCGGTGGCGATCCTCATTGCCGGTTAAGATTTTTCCTTTCCATTCCAGATACCATTCGTCTAGCATGTAACAAAGAAAATCTAATTGCTCGCTGGTAAATGATTGTTGAATCGCTTTATGGCGTTCGTAACGTATTTTAATTTCAGGATGTGATTTTTCAATGACATCTATAGTGGTTTTAAATCCTTCAATAATTTCCATGACTTCTGATGATTCTTTTTCAAGAGGTTCTTTTTTAAACATTGAAAGCGCGTTTCTGGCATTCCTATATAAGTTTTCTAAAAATTCAATCATTCTTTATTTTCCTTTGGATAATATTTTTCCCATTCGGTGACAGCGTAGAGTAGTTCAGTAGCAATTACTTCTGCCGCCGCTCGGAAATCTTCCCATTCAAGTTCTTTGCATGATAATCGAAAGAGCGCCACAGAACAGTCGCGCGTTCTCTTTTGCAGCCATTCCTCACGGGGAGTGAGTTTAATGTTGTAGTTCTCATTCATTATTTTCGTGCTCCTTCAAAAGCGCATCATGCATTGAACGCAACATAATGTCGTGATGCAAAACCATTTTTGTGGTAATGGATATTTCTTCATTCATAGTTTTAAGTAGACAATGCATCAACCAAAAATTAAGCGCAGATAGAATAGCTAATCCTGCGCCGAGCATATATAGACCGATATTCATCCTTTTTGACTCCAGGCCATAAAATGGAAGCAATTATTGCAAACGAGCACGTGTTTGGGAAATTGTTTGAAGATTTATAGGTTGGAGCAGCTGTAGCAGCGGAAATGATAATTCATAGTGCAATAACCTGATTAATAATTGATAGAAATAAAATCGATATACTTTTGGTCAATTGCATCAAATACTTTCTCTGCGAGATTTTTATCCAGACCCGCAAAAAGCATTAAGCTTGAAATTGCTTCATGTTTAACAAATTCGCGATGCTCTTCATTTTTTCTACGTTGCTCGGCTTCTCTTTCTTGTAGCTCAATAATTTGCTTGGCTTTTAATTCCTGGGCTTTTATTGCTTCCTCTTGTGCACGCACCGCCTGTTCTTGGGCTTTTACTTCTCTTTCTTTTGCAAGGCGTACTTCTTCTTCTAGCTGTCTTTGTTTATCTTCTGCATCTTTTAGCGCTCGTTGTTTAGCTTCTTCATAAATTCTTTTCTCATAAGCTTCTCTTTCAATTCTTTTTTGCTTTTCGATTTCTATCAATTCTTGTTTAAAGCGCTCATGTGCGTCATGTGCTTCATCCCAGCATTGGATAATGGCTTGTTCTATTTCTAGTTTTTCAATTCTAATGGCCTCAGCAGCTTCCCATTCATCTAAAGGCTTTCTAATTTTGTCTTTAAGGTTATCAAGGAAATCGCGAGCATATTTTCTACCGGCATCAATTTTTTTAGGAATTTCTTTGTATTCAGCCGCTAGGTCTTTCCCAATATTTTCAAGATAGGATTTGCTTTGAGCTATTTTGTAAGCAAGCGATGCGATATCTTTTCTTCCTTTGGCAGAAGATAAGTCAGGCACTAACGACCCATATTCATTAGAAATTTTCGCAAGGAGCGTGGTTAATTGCGTTTGGTTAGTAAAGACTTCAAGAGCATTTGAACGATCGATATTGATTAACTCAGACATTTATATTTCCTTAGTGGTTACAACGCGCCCATTATAATAAATTAATTTGCACAAACAACATATTTGTACAAATATAAATTATTGAAAATCAATTTCCATAAATATTGTTTTTAAAAGCAATGAATATGCTATCAAAATTCAATATCTTAACAATATTATGACTTAATGATAAATTATCATTTTAAAAGGAGAGTTATTGATGTCGCAAAAATGTCCAACATGTCTCGGCGCAAAAAATGTTATGAAAATTGGCGGTATGAAAGGTAAGTGCAACACCTGTCATGGCTCAGGATTCATAAAAGAAACCCAAGAAAAAATAAAGAAAACCAAAAAAGCTGAATAAACCCTCAGAGGGTGAGTCCAATGTCCAAGGAAAATAAAACGAGCAAAAAGGCGTTAGGTCGCCCATCTATTGCTATACCCGATAAGATTCTTGAAGAAATTCTCGACGGAGTTAGTACAACAACTAAGGGGCTCGAAATTCTTTGCGAAGAAAATCCAAGCTGGCCTTCTGCTCGAACCATTTATCGTAGGATGCGACATGATGAAGATTTTTGTCAGAAATACGCACGAGCGAAAATAGTTCAAGCTACAATCCTTGCAGATGAAATTATTACAATTTCCGATTATTCAGATCGAGATACTATTGTTGACGAGGATGGGATTGAAAGAGCCAATCATGAATGGATAGCCCGGAGCAGGTTGCGAGTTGATTCTAGGAAATGGCTTGTCTCTAAACTTATTCCTAAAGTGTATGGAGATAAGACACAAACCGAAACAACAATTACCTTTAACCATGAAAACGCTTTGAATGAACTTAAATAATGAGTCCTGAAGAGCGAGAAATACGACAAAAACTCAAAG